GCAGTAGGCTCACTAACTACCCAATCATTAAATTCACTAAAATCTAAGATTTCAAGGTTTACATTTTTTTCCTCTGCAAATTTTTTCGCTTCCTCAAACTCATCGTGACTTTTATCTAAGAAAAGCTTCCAATTATCCTTAAAATACTCCTTGAAAAGTAGAACGTGGAACTTTGTCATATGGTCTTCAGGTTTTATACTTTTACCTGCCAGACCGTCCGCCTCTGAATCAAATATAAATAAACCTTTCATAATACTCCTTTGTTAAAAATTCGTAGGTGAAACACTTAATAAAGGAGCCTAAGCCCCTTCTTAAAATGGTTCATCGTCGTCTGGATCTGATTCTCCCTCTTGTTGCAACGGATGAGTTTCCTCTGGGGCCGGAGTATCTGCAGGGATAGCTTTGATAGGTTCCATGTTTATCTCTGGAGGTGCGTCAGAAAAACAATGCATCACCTCTCCATTTAACTTGTAACACTCCCCTTCAATTTCCCAATCAGCAGCATCCACAAACTTACCATCTTCTTCCGTCATCCACAATGTATCAGCGTTACCTAATTTCTTACCTCTTCGGTTTTTTAAGCAAACCAACCTCACACGTCCTCTACTTCGATTGGGCAACTCCTCTGGTTCAACAGCTATAACTGTCCAACTAAGTTGCTCAAGAGAAGCAGAACCCCTTAGATTTTCTTTTCGGACAGGGTAGAAAAATGGTATCTGCTCACCTGTATTCTTATCAGTAGGTGGCTTAAATTGTATACGGCTCATATGACTAACCATCAGGATTGTCACATTATACTGTTTGCAAAAAGCCGCAAGGTGAGTCATCACTATATCCAACTCTTTACGTTCATCCCCTGTACGTAACCCTGAGATTACCATACTAATGTGATCTAATACAAACCAGCGACAACCAAAGGCCATTAGTTGCTTAAACTTGTTCAACAACTCATCGATAGGTATAGAACCAAAGTGATCCAGCACTCGAACTATGTCTTCTTTTTGCCATTGATCATGTATTTCACCATGTTGTTCCTCACTAATATAATGTTCTGGATCGTTAGCGAAGTTCTTGGGGTTGTAACCTAGTTCCATTCCGTACCAAGAGTTAATAGCTTCCTCTTTATCCTCCTCTAGACGAATAACCCCTAGCTTTTCACCTTCTTCGTAATCCTCCAACCTAGCTTTTCCATCAACAAACCTAACATTATCAGGGTTATAGCTTCCTTCTGTAAGTCCGTGACGAAGATAGTCAATAATGTCCTTCTCCATATACCTAGTCACGGTACTCTTCCCAGAGCCACTAGGTCCAAGGATTGTAATTAGCTCCGAAGAACAAGATCCAAGAAGCATCTTAGTGAGTTTAGGAAAGTACTTAAAAGGAAGTCCGATCTTTTTCTTTTTACGGAGGTCTTTCAAACCCACTTCATTAAGAGAGATCACTTTTTCAGGGGAGTACTTGACCTTATTCCACTGCACTGCTTCAGCAAATGACTTTGGTTTTTCTTTAGTCCATTGTCTTACGTCTTTTACATCTTCTGGAAAAGCAACAACATAAAACTCCTGTGAGAGCAAATAAGAGGCTATATCCTCAGTAGCTTCCTTTCCTTTCTTAATACCCTTTGTACGCTCTAGCTCAGTGGCTTCATCATTATCCATTACAGAACAAATATTCTTAAACGAACGTATGAATTTCTCATTGTGAGCCACGGAATGACGAGCATTACCAGCACCACAGTTAAGACCTACAACATTAGGTTGTATCTTTCCTTCCCATTTTGTACCTTTTAACTTGTTGAGCATGTCTCTTCTTGCAGCTACAACATCTCCCTCTCCCTCGGTCATTACAAGGGTGGATTTTGCATCAGGTTTACATACATGCTGCCCGAAAAGTTGACTGCTTACTTTGACAACCCCGACAACGGTGAAATGTCCTGTTTCCTCTTTATCCTTGCTCCAATCCCTCCGTTTGTAACCCGTAAGCTTACCATCTTGGTTGTAATAAGGGAAGTAAGTGGCTACAAGTGTCTCCCCGTCTTCCTGAGAGAACTCAGATCTTATCCCGTAAAATTCAGCATCCTCCTGTAAAATATCTTGTTGTGGAACAGCAACACAATTGAAAGTCTTCACTTCCTCTACAGTAAGGGGTTTTTCGTTTTTGTAATACCTTTGGAAAGTTCTACCTTTCTTACTGCTTACACTCATCAACCTCCCTCCATATCTCTTTTACATTTAGCACTAGCATCACAAGCCAGCTTATCAGCAAGATCATTATAATAATCACCACTATGCCCTTTTACATGTTTCCACTTAACAACATGTTTTTGGCACAAACCATCTAACTTTTGAATAATTTCTTTATTCTTAACTTCACCTTTATTCTGTGTCATCCACCCACGTCTTTTCCAACCACCAACCCATTTGGTCATAGCATTGATGGTGTACATACTATCCGTATAAATGGTAACACGACAAGGATGTTTTAACGTTTCTAATGCAATAGTCGCCGCGTTAAGCTCAGAAATGTTATTAGTACCCGAAGGGATAGGGACACTTAAATGTTTTTCTAATCCTTTGTAGATAAGAACAACCCCTGCTCCTCCGTGGTATCCTCCATCTCTAGCTTTTATAGCACTACCATCACAATAAACCACTACTTGTTTGATAACCCCTCCTTATGCCTCGTTCTTACAAACCAGAGTAACTACTGCTCCTTCTGAAGTATATTCTACATCAACATATTGACCTTCATGTTGTTGACCATTGTCAATACTTACTCCATCCCAATCTACAAGGTATCTCTTTAAAGGCACTCCTCCACCAACAAGGTTATTCACAATATTCACTCCTGTGATATCTTTCCATTTGACTAGACGATGCAATACCTTATCTGCACCTTCTGTGACCCCATTCTCAGGGTGAAACATGTAAGTATAACAACCATCAACTCTGAAACTAAGATGGTAATCCTTGATTACACCTCTATCTCCTTCATCGACTGTAACATTAACAGGTGTGACAAGATTCTCCTGAGGAATAACAAGCTCTTCACAGTTCTCCATAACCAAGATTAGGTTATCAGCTCCCATACTATTAATAATCATCTTCTTCCTCCCAATTATCTGAATCGTTAACCCATGCTTCCGCCGCCTCACGATGAAGTTTAAGCTGCTTAAGGTGATAAGTCAATGCAGGGTTGCGAACGGGATCAATCAAATCTGGGCGTACCTGTTCAATCACTTCATCTAGAGGGTAGTACTTTGTAATGATATATCGATCATATGACGATAACTTTGGCAAACTCATACATCCTCCAAAATAAAATCCATCATACTAGATTCTTCGTCTGATGTAGTGCTCAGGGTATGCCAACCACTTAAACTATAACCAATCAATTGTGTGATCTGTGAGTAGTTTTCTTCAGGAATATCATTAACCTGATAGTAAACTGATAATGCATTAAAACCTTTAAGCCCGTTGTATTCAAAATTATCAATCAACATTGAAACCAGAAGATTTTCTTTAAAACGTTCTACACCCTTTTCATCTGTATAAACATCTTGTACACCTAACATTATTCTTCCTCCTGAAAATACTTAACTTGAGCTTCATACAACAAATCTAGCTGCTTCTGCATACGTGTATGTGGAAAGGTACACTTATGAGTAGGAGTGTAAAAAAATATCCATCTCGTCCTGTGTAAACTTAAGAGTGTTACCAAAGTCTGTCATTACTGTGTACAGTTTACTACCTGTCCAATTATCATGAACAACATCTACAATAATACCGCAACCTGAGATAGGAGGTATACTACATGGTTTTACTTCAACCCATTTACCAAATGCTAGGTCACTTTTCATCGTAATTATTCTCCTTAACAAACTTGGACAACGATTCCACTTCCTCTTCCATTAAAAATAGTTCTTGCTTAGTCTCACGAATTGTGTCACACAACAAGGCAATACGAGCCTTAGCATTTTGTACATCACGTTTAATTTTGTTAGCTTCATCGGTTGACATGAGCAATAATCTCCTCGTTAGTCTCTTTCCAAACATGAAAGTGTCGTAAAATTTCCTGATTACTTATCGCAGGGTATTCTGGATAAACTTCTAAAACTTCGTCGTAGCCCCAGTAATCCATATCACTATCTGCATTGTACACATCTGAGGGTTTACAGTAAACCTCTGCTTCATAAGATACACCATTATGCTCAAAATCGAACACTACAATCCCTTCCTGATCATTCATAATTTCTCCTAATTCTATTATTGTATTTTAAATGTTTTACTCTGAAGGTGCAATACCTTGGTTATATTGTTTTGTTATAAGCGTCAAACCTATTCTAAGACGATTAAATTCATCCTTTGTGTCATCATCTTATATTCTCGTAGATAGTCATACACGTCCTTATAGCTATAACAAACCACGGTGTTGATAATGATCTTACCGTCACCTGTTTCCACTTTGAACACCTCTTCGTTCAGATCAATATGGAGTTCTTGGCACATATCTACAAACGCTTTAATCAAATAACGTGGATGCATAATATTATTCTCCTTTACTGTACAATTTTACAAAATCTTGATCATCACAATCGTTAAAGTCGTAATACACGTCACCGAATGCCGATACCGCCTTAGCCACAACTTGCATAATCTCATCATTACTTCCCCAATAACCAAGACTGAAGATGATCTTGTCGCCGTCGTAAGTATCAGAGTAATCACAACTACAATCTGTCAGCATTCTAAGAGATCGAGAGTTCTCATCTCCGTTTTTAAAATCAAAAGAGATACATGACATATTGTAGAAGGAAGCACGGCAACCATTAGAGAAACGACTAGCTTCAGACTGGAACTGTTCCTGACACAGAAACTGCATACGATGAAAAGCGTCTGTGTTATTTTCCCAATAATCATCCAGCTTTTTACGAGAATAAACGTTAAGTGCATTAATTACCGCATCCGCCACACCATACAAATCTTCCTTACCGCAAGTTACAAACAGTTTACTTTCTACGCTCATAATTATTTCTCCTTATCCTTTTTTACTCTTCTTAATTTTACAAACTAAATAACTTGTCACATCACCTTGTTTAATCTTAGCAACAAGGAACTCACGTTTCAACTGTTTTAATGTTTTATCGTCAATTTCTTTACTGTGTAAGCAAATGTGTTTACCCTCGAAATCAAAATGTTCTTTTGTAATTTTCTTAAGCATCATCTACTCCTTTTGCCTTTTCAATCTCTAGTTCCATTATCATAAAATTACGTTTAGTCATTTCATTCCAATGAGACTCATAGACGTACTTATCTTCATCAGCACAACATGCAAGCAATAAAAATGCATTTTGAATAATCTTTAGACGCTCTTCACTTGAAGTATTTGTATCACACATAGCTTCTCGTTGACTCATCATTTCTGAAATAAAATCCTTTTCTCCCCATGTAGACAACGACCCCGTACTTTTATACATATATCCTCCTACTTCCCTAAAACCTTAGCTAATTTCATCAAATCTTTAGTAGTCAGTTTAGCACTCACAATCATTGTGTCAAGGGCTTCCGATAAAGTTTTGTCACAGACAAGTACATTACTCTTATCCACTGGAAGCGTCTTATCAAGGACAAACAAACTAGGGTTGCCCATATCACGTTGTGTAAGCTGACATTTATTGCGTTGGATAAGACGCTTAAACTGTGTATAGGTTAGGTTGAACTCGTGATCACAGTTGGATTCGATATAGTCACCAAATACACAATATTGTTTCGCAATGTCAATCTCGGTATTGTTGTGTGAGGTGTTTTTGGTAGTTGTAGATTCAGTCACTTCATTTTTCTCCTGTTGTCCATTAGATTTTTCATAAAGGTGTAAGTATGGCTTACGGATCTCACGTAAGGTTTCTTCACTTTCAAGAATACGTTGAATACGTCTAGCAAGGAAAGTATCAGTTTGATTTGATAAAGCTTCTGGCGTCCCTCCTGAAACAATATGATCTTTAATACCGTTACTTTGCTTTGTAACCCAAATACAGTTGTACACAGTATAAGGGTGGCTGTCATCAATACGTTCAATACTTGGAGAATGCATATGATGATCCTTGAAGATGAAAGTCATATTGCTGTAAGCACACTTCACCCCATTATAAAGCAGTTTGTGGAAATCCAACCACTCCTGTTGTGAAAACTTAAACTTAATCATTCGTTCATCGCAACTACGTTTCTTATTCTGAAACTTGTTTAGTAAGTACCGTTCATCATAAGTTGCTTTCATACTGTTCCCTCGTTGATTGAGTTGAGGTAATACTACCATTACAGAGATGAGAGTCAAGGAAAATCACAGGGTAAATTAAGAAAATTATTTTCAAACAAAGTGGTTGACAATAAGGGTAAATGATTGTAAGTTTACTTACATTGACACACAGAGAGGGATACAACAATGAAACTGATTCAAGCATTACTCAACGCAAGAAAGCAACCTGATGGTTTGGAAGGTGACCTATGTCCAGAGGAGTTATACGTAGAGCTGTTCGGCTCAGAGCCGTATAGTATTGATTTC